TATGCGCTTTGTGCTTGTATGCCACAGTCAAGGTCGTAACACGGGAAGAGCTGCCCACCAATTTCTAGGTTGCTGGGACGGCCTGCCATGACGATAATTGGACTGAGTAGGACTTTGCTAACAATGTCAAGGATGCTGCGCAGGACTGGTAGGCCTGCTGGGCCTGAGCCGATGACCTTGATTGGGAAGTCCATGCGGATGATGTTGCCATTGCCTGCGATCGTGGTGAAGGATGGCGCGTCGATGTAAACGCAATTGGGGACGAGCTTCGTGGGGTCGTTGACTACTCTCAGGCCAGTGACCGCTGTGAGTGTGGTCGTGAGGCTGTCAATAGCCCCGTTGAGAGCGTCTGTGTAAGCCATTAGGCGCAGGCAGGCCTGTCGATGCCAAGCAACTGTTTAACGATCGGTGTGAGGCTTTGCTGAGGCGCTGTGCCCATTCCGTCAAAGGATGCAAAGGTGTTTTCAAGCGAGCCGCGGCTGCGCCAGAGGGCAGCGCAGTACATCAGTGTGCCCAAGGTCTGATCGCCACCCGGGCTAGTACTTAAACTGTCGATGTATCCAGCTTCTTGACGGCGACGATATGCGAAATTATTGCCAGCCGATACGGCCTGAGTAATCAGCGTAAAATCGTCCGATGGGTCTGTGATCTGTACGCCGAGATAAGTAACTAGTTGCGCGGCAGTGACCCATGTGCAGGTCTGGGTGTAGGTGACTGTGCCAGTAGCGGCAACGCGCTCGACATTGTCAGCAACTTTTGTGTACAGCACCTGATTAGCGATGGGCACATTTATGTCATAAAGCAGATCGCCCTCAGTGTCTATACCGATGTACAGATACTGGGGCAATGCGCGAACGGTGAATGTGCCGTTGAATGTTGCATCGACTGATGCGACTGTGATGGATTGACCGACTGCAATTTCCGATGGGGTCAGTAATTGCAGTACGGCGTAATCATCCAGTAGATACTTTTGTGTAACGCTGTAAACAGCCATGAGCGGATGCTCCGCTCTCGACTAGGCCTGTGTGATCTTGCGGATCATTCCAGAGATTGCAGCGAAGGTCGATACATAGCCGTGGAAACTCATATTGCGTCCCAAAACTGAAGGCTGCTCCACGCTCATGAGGCCACGGATTGACTCGTAGAACTCGTAAGCATCGCCTTGGCCTTGACCAACACGGGTGATGATCATGGTCTTTGCAGCGAAGTTGCTGTCAACTACAAGCTGCAAGCCGAGTGGGTTGCCGTTCCATGATGTTGCGCTTTGCGATCCTGCGGCGTTGTATCCGCTCAGACCGTTGGCGATCAACGGGAAGATTTGACGGCCCGTTGTATCTGCGAGCTGGCCCAATTGCGCCCAGACATCGACGGACACGAACATGTGGGTTGGCAGCCAGTTGCGGTTGCTTGAGATGTCGCTTGCTGCGTCGTATACAGACTTGAGCAAGTCGGCAACTGTTCCGTCCCAGACACCAGATGATGTTGCTGCGGTAAGCATGTTGTCTGCTGCCAAGTTGTCGGATGCGATCATGTATTCGCCCATCAAGTCATTCAGGATCAGCTGCATTGCGGCAGGCGAAGTGAAGTCAATGTCCTGTACGGAAAGGGTTACTTGTCCAGCAAGTGTGGTCTTGCTGATCGAGTTCGACGCAATGACCATGGTTGTTGCTGATGCTGCACCCAATTCCGACTGCGATGCGACGCTGGTGTGCGTGGTGATCGTTGGACGAATAAAGGTTTTTGATTGTCCACTGTCAGGGTAAGCGCGAGCGCCAACTGCCTCGACGACTGGACGCAAGAAGTTCAGGTCTTGTACCAATGGGCCAAGAACTGGAACTGGCAAGAGACCCGGTGTATCGGTCGTGATGACATCGCCTGCAGCTGCTTCAAATACTGTGCGCTTTGATGCGGTGTATTCTGCAACTGCTTTGTTCATGTTGTGGAAAGTGTCGCCACCGATGTGGTAGGCAGCCATAAACTCGCCTGCGTTTGGCAACTTGAACTCGCGTTTTGCTTGTGCTGGAATTGCAGCGGTTGGAATGGTTGCCTCGACTGCTGGGACTGTTACTTCTGACATGGGTTCTGTCTCCTCTGTGGGTTCTTGTATTTCATTATTATCGGTCTCTTCGGGTTCGTGGTGGATACTTGCAGCAATATCTGTGATGACTGCTCCAGCAAACGCTGGGACTGGCACCATAGACAACTCGATCCAGTCGGCAGCCAACACGGTTACTGAGCCGTCATCGTTGGCGCGACTTTTGGTTGGATTTACGCCGACCGATACTGAGTCCAATACGCCGTCAAGGGCGAGCTGTAGAGCCTCGTCGCCTGCGGCTGTTTTGCTGATTTTGGCACTGAACAGCATGCCCTCTGGGGTGTCAACGCGTTCGGTGACGATGCCGATGGCCTGATTGCTGTCGTGGTTCATGTAAAGCCGTGGGGCTTTACCCTCGACTGGCAGACTGCCTTGCTCAAAGACGACTTGTGTGCCGTCGCTGACTGTGGCTGGCACGCCGTATGGCACGGCGATGCCTGTGATGGTTCGTGATGGTGTACCGTCGCCTGCGGCTGCGTCAATGCTGACGGATGGTGCGGTAAATCTGATCATTAGCTTGCGATCTCCTCTTGCGTGTTTTCTGATGTTGGTGTTTCCATTTTGTCTGCTAAATAATTCTCTTCAAGATATGACTCGTAATCGAAAGCAACAAAAGTGCCGTTCGGTAGCACATTGTTCATTGACAATGTTTCTGCTATTGCGTCGGCGTAAAGTTTCACACCAAAAAAGAGTAAGTCCATGCGCGCCTGTTGCGATGACTGGTACGAGTAAGACCCAGTCGATACGCCGATCAAATATGGCGGCACATTGCCGATCCGTCCACCAGTTTCGAGGGCGCTGTAGTTTGCTGACTCGATAAGCAGCATCTTGTCTGGCGACATTGTTGTCGGCTCGTAAGATAGGAACTCGTTTAGCGCAGCGGTCTGATTAGTTGCGCGCGCTTGGTTAAATGCAGCTGCAAGGTCTGCTAGTTCTTGTGCGCTTAGCGGTTCGCCACCAGTTTGCTTTAGCACACCAGCAGGGATTGACGATGAAGCATTGCGCGCTCGAGCATCTTGGATTTTGATTGCGGTCTCGATGGCGGCCTGCGATGAATAGACCATGCCCTGTGTAGGCGACAAGAACTGGATCAAGTTCTTAGGGTCAATTTCTCCGCCTTGGAAATACACTTGCGATGACGGTGCAAACCATACAGGGCCAGCCATGTCTGTTGTGGTAACTGAGCCTGCTGGCAGTCGAGTAAAAGTTGCTGGGAATCCGTCAGCGGTGCGGCTCGTGATGTACCAGAATGCGCGCCCATAAAAATACAAGTCGTCAAATGTCCAACTCATCAGAAAGTTGTACGGGACGGTTGGATCTGGTCGACGCAGCCAAGTGCGCGGCGCAATATAAACGCGTTCCATTTCTTCGCCGTTCCACATTTCGTTGTACATCTGCAATGGCATGCAGCCGATTACTGATGCAAGTAGATCGCGCGCGCGTGAGATCGCTGGGATCGAGATTGCCGCGGCTCGCAGTTCGCCTTCGCGGTAGGTGTAGTACTGACCGATCATGTTTTTGCCGACATTGCTGCTGTTATAGCCTGGACTCATTGCACCAGCAGCTGCCGCTTTAGCAGGCGCTGGACTGATGGCGGCCTTGCTTACTTTGCGGTCAAATAATCCCATGCCACAACATTACAGATGCAAGCGCTGTGATGGTGGCACTCGATCGGCCTAATCAGTTCCCGACGAAAGGCTAGGTACTTCGACCGAGTGCCGAGGGTATGTTACTGACTAACAGTGACCAGCATCGGCTTCCCCGACACAGATGGCCTCGAGCACAATGCAGCCGCCCAGATCATGCAGCGACACAACTCGATCGGCCCGGGTGATCTCTGAGATGACACCGCGACAGACCCCTGCGATCGGACTGCGACCGCGCGCTGCACATGTTCAGCTAGTTGGGTTGAGCCGTCATGTAGCAGCATTTTTTCTGCTATCAAGTTTCTTACTGTGGGGGTGTATTTCAATATCTCGCCGTAGCCGACGATGACCTTTTTGGTCTCGAGATGTCGAGGCCACTGAATGTCGATGCTGGGGGATATAGCAAACTTGCAGCCGTCGGCAGTGAGCCGATCGACCTCAAGCAAGAGAGCTGCAAAACTGTCCACGACAAAAGCCACGGTCACGACAATGCGGCGATCGGGCAGGGCCACGGCGCGCAGGCCAAAGTAGCGCGAGTCGTCCATGCTGGTCTCGATGGCAACAATGCCACCTTTTGGTATGTCGCCTTCATGCTCGAGTGCAGGCCAAACACCCGGCGGAATCCAGCCGCGATCGGAAGCCACCCACAGATTGACCGATGCCCGTAAAAATTGGGCGCGGTCAGGGTTCTGAGACTCGGCCTCGATCGTTGACAATTCCAAAGTATGACCGAGCGCAGGGTTGCCGTAAGCCCAAGCGGCAGGGTTCATCGGGTCAAGATCAGGCGGCGGAGACCACTCCGCAAAGTACAGCGACGATCGTTCCCCACGGTCAATGGCGCGCAGACCCTGCTCACGCCAGCGCAAGAAAGCGGTCGATGCCTCAGTGCCAGCAGTTGACCAGCAGCTGAGTAGCGGTGATTTTCGTGCGCGCATGGATGGGATCAGGCCGCCGTCAATGGCAAGCTGCGACATGTCCCAAATTTCGTCTGCCACGATCAGATCGTTGCTTGTGCCGTGACCGACAGATGGCTTCGCCGCCCTGACTGTCCACTTGCTGCCGTCTGGCATTGTCACCGAGTTCCGACCGTAGGCCTTGACACAGGATGCACCGAAGCGAGCCTCAAGCACTGGGGCTATCTCATCGAAGAGTGTGATCGCCAAGTCGAGTCTGTTGGCAGTCGTTAGGACAGTCTGTTTCTTGCCCCGTATTTTTGGCATCTCTGTGAGCCACCAGCCAACCAAACTACCTAGAGCAACGGTCTTTCCGTTCTGTCTGGCAGTGCTTACAAGACTTGTGCGATGCAGCAGCTCACCATGATCGTCATAAGCCAGCTGACCGTCAAGCGCGCGCACCTGCCAAGGCATAAGGGTCAGCCCTAGATGCTGTTCTGCCCATCCCTGCACATCAGCACCGAACGATCCTGCATGATCCGTGACAGTCGTTTCCAGTCGAGGCCAGTCATGGCTGATCCCTGCCAGTTCAGGCTGGTTGCCATCCGATAGAGACAAGAGTTGGGTCGGGGTGCTTTGCCTCTGTTCATAAAAAACTTCTTTTATATTTCGCACTCCATTGTTTTGCATTGACTCGTGTCTTGAGTGTTGGCGGTGTGCGTTTCGGGCTGTCACATATTTGTGGCCTTTAATGTTGTTGCAGGCCGCGCAGCATGGTGCAAGGTTGTCCATCGAGTGGTCGCCCCCGGCATCGAGTTCAAGTATGTGATCTACTGTGTCTGCGTTGGGTTTGCCGCAGTATGCACAGTCAGGCTTGTTGGCTAAGACCTTGCGTCTGTTCGCTGTGTACTGGGGGTCTCTGTGTGCTTTGCTCATGCTCTCGCGCCTTCGGCTTGAGCTAGCGCGGCGCAAGCGCCTTGCTCTCGGTTTCTTGTGGTCTGTTCTGTTGTCGGGTTCATGTTGCCTCGGTCTTTGTTTGTTAACGGTATGTCATCTATGCGAGCCTAATGCGGTAATGCTCACCCACGGGATGCCTCACTCCGTTACCTCATTACCTACCTGATTATGTTTACAGGTCGCCTCGACGCTTTGCCTGACACCATTTCGTGTTGCATGTTTCAGGGCGCGTCGATCTACCCTCGTTACCGAGTGTTACCAACTGCCGTGCGAATGGCTTAGGTCGATGAGACTGATGAAGTTGTGCGTCCTTTAAGACTTAAATATTGGGAGATCCAGTTAATGTCAGCTGGTCGCCATACCCAGACGACTGCGCCTTGTTGGAGCGTTGTGATCCATCGTGATTGAAGGGGTGAGATCTTGCCTTTATCGCTTTTGAGTTCTGCGAATATAACACGGCCCGAAGGGTGAGCAAGTACAAGGTCTGGAAAGCCGTGATCGCCTAGCTCATGTGTTGCCCATACACCGCGCTTGTTCATAGATGGCAAAGGATGATGCACAAGCCAGCCATGCATCTTGGCAAGGTTTATGACGATCTTTTGAAAGTCTGCCTCTTTCACTTTGCTGCCTCAAATAGGCCGTCAAGGTTAATCTGTTTCATTGTGTGGTTTTTCTTAAAATGTTTGCCCATAAATGATGTAGGCCTTAATGCGTGACAGTTTCTGCACACTACTTCGCATTTTTCTATTTCTTGAAGCACCATCTCTAATGTGGCGTGAGCCGGGGGCGCGCTTAACTCAAAGGACTTTGTCATTGGGTCAATGTGATCCCAGTCAAAGGCTCGAAGGTTATCTTTGGTTATTTCCCAGCCGCAGTCAGCACAAGCCTTGCTTTGCAGTTTCTGATCTTGTATAAACTTTCGTCGACCAGTGCCACAGAAACGATCTACTTTGGCTCTTTTCACATATTTGTTTTTGTATCGGCAATTAGGGCTGCAATAGGTTCCATTTCTGCCCGATCCGACCGTTGTCTTTTGTTTTCCACAGACAAGACACGACCACACGCGCACAGTTTGATTGTTCCTCACTTCCATGCCTCAATAACACGACTGGCCTGAGATGCGGTCAAAGTCTCAAGGATCACATCGTTAACCCCTAGAAACGCATGCAGCTGCTCGAGTGTTTCGCCTTCGTCCCAGCCTTTGCCACGGGCAAGCGCCTTAATGTAAGTCTGCTGCTTAGGGCTAACAAACGCGCCTGATGATGGCTGAGGCTTTGGTACAGGCTGCCCTGAGCCAACTACAGCGCGCACAGGCACAGTTCGCTCAACCTTTTCCATCTCTTGCCTTGAAGGTCGAGGGCCAGCAGTACCGATCGGGCTATTTGAGATCATTCTGCCTATGGCACTTGTTTCACAGTTCTCTACGAAACTGGTCGCATTAACACCACGGTCTGAGATCGTTTCTTCCGCATACCCGGTAGCAATGCATTTACCTTCATTGTTAAAGCCACAGGCGCGCATAACAACAGTTGTGCCGTCGTACTTGTAAATATCGGTTGAGATTTTGCCGTCTGGATATGCGTCCCACCAGCGCACAAGTCTGTCGGCCACTGTTTCGTAATTTGCAAGGTCGAAGCCCATTTTTTCTGCCTTTTCTCTTTGTTTATTGTCGTTCTCTATTGCTCTGGCTGTTCGTTCACGATGCTTTACTGTGCGATCTGACGGCAAGTATCTGCCGAACTTGGTCACGCCACACGCCACACGATCG